TTCCAAGGTATTGGCATACCTACAACCGCGCTTAAGCCCGGATCGTTCTCTATATCATTCAATAAGTCGAGCATTTGACGAGAATTTTCACTTGATTGACCGTAACCCGTAACGGCTTCCGCCTGATCTTGTGCAAGGATTTTTTGGCGTTCGCGTTCAGCATCAAGTTGTGGTAATCCACCCAATTGGGCGTTGATCTTTGCCGTTTCCTGCGCTCCTGATTGGGCCGCCATATACTGAGGCGTTTCTGTCATCTTAGGAGTTACGTTATATTCCTCAGCAATGCCGCCTGTAGGGTTACGAACCGCCATAGTGCCGCCAAGGTTTAAGACTTGATCTGAACGCTTCATTTGCAAATAACGCTCTCTATCCTGTTCAGGTAGGTTATTATAATATTCCCATTCCCGTACCGAAGCGGGGCTTTGTCCTAAACCCCCATTCTTTTGGAAATCCTGAATTTTGGCCTGAGTAAGTTGATTGTTTAATGCACCCGCCTGCTTCCTCTGCTTAAATTCATCTTGAAGCTGCTGGTATTGCATTACTGAAGGTCGGGAGTAAAAATCTCTGTATTCCATTATGCGAACATCCCCGTTAGAGCTGCAATTAATTCAGAGCGGCTATCTCTATTTTTATTGAGGCGATCCGCTTGAACTTGCCCAGAATTGTATTGTAATTCAGCCAAGCCGCCTGCGGCACCCATACCAGTATTCGCCACGTTTTGAAGCTGCTTGTTTTGCTGTAGCCACTGATTGTAGGCATCGTTATAACGTGTTGATGCAACGCCCTGACCGTGTTCCTGTAGGGCTTTCAGGGCTGCACCTGATTGCGTCATACCTTGCGCCGACATACCGCGTCCTAATGCGCGCTCGCCTTGTTCAAGTTGAAACTGATAGCCCGGGTCATTCTGTAAGTCCGATGGATTAAACCCTGCTGCCAATGCTTGTGAAAGCTGCTGCTGGGCAGATAACCCCGCTTGCTGATAGGGCTGCATTTGCTGGGCTGCCTGTGAGTTGGCATCCAGTAGCCTGCGTTCAATGTCTTTGTTTGTTTGTCTGTTTGTATAGTCGCCATAGATAGAGCCGCCTAGCTTCAAAGCCTGACCTAAGTTATTCATATTACCTCCTGTGAATGAGCTGCCGCCGCCGCCTGTAAAGTTAGAAAGAGAATTTGTGATTGGATTGGTTGTTCTTGTGACTGCGCCTGCTAGGCCTGTTCCCTGAGTAGGGCCTTGTGCGCCTGCAATACCTGATGCTTTGTCTAATGCTGTTCCTGCTTGCTGCCCAAACCCGCCGCCTTGGTAATAACCCATACCAGCGCCAGCCGCCCCGCCGAGTGCTGCGCCGCGCATATCGCCGTTAGCAAGTGCGCCTGAGGAACCTGTAAGGCCTCCTTTGAAAGCTTCAAGCCCCGCGCCCTGCAACTGTGCAGCTTGGCCTAGACCTTCACCAAAACCACCAGCAGCAGCGCCAAGTCCAGCGCCTTTAAGGGCAGAGGACAAGTCGCCACCTGATGCATAACCGCTTATGCCGCCTCTAACTGCACCTGATAGAGCCTGCTTAGATGCAAAATTACCTAGCGTTGCGCCAAGGCCACCAGCCGCAGCCGAGCCTAGAGTTGCTGAATATCCAGCTCCTGCGCCTAAACCAGCTTTTGCCGCCAACAAACCTTCTGAAATACCAGCGCCTGAAATTGTCCCCGCGCTAGTTGCGCCGCCCGCCGCCGCAGCGCCGCCGCCACCTAACAATGCTGGGGCTAATACAAGACCGCCAGCCAATGCGGCAAGCGGCCCTGCAACCTTTGCAAAGCGACCAAATGAGCTTGATTTCTGGGAATCCAGATACTGGCCTCTGGCTTTGTTTACTTGATCATTCAGTCCATATTTCTCAATTAAATTCCAACTGATACCCTGACCGCGGCCATCAAGATCCCTAGCGGCAAAATTCTCAGCCTCTCCGATATTTCCCCTAGAAGCTTCGACCTGCTGCATTGCATTGGCTATCGCTTGCTCTTGAGTAAGACCAACTCTGTCAAAATCGTCTTGAATGTCCTGTGCTGAGCGGTTTCTTACCTTCTCTAATGCGGCGACCTTTTGGTCATATATCGTATTTGCGTAGTCAATTTTTGGCTGTACTAACGCCTGCACCTGCTCAGGTGAGAAGGTTATAGGTTGGAGGTAATTCTTGCCCGATACCGTGTAAGAACCATCAGGGTTTAAAACGCCCCTTAAATCATCTGCCATACCCATTTTATGTTTCTCCTGCGAATGCAAGGCCGATTACCGTGAGCGGAACCGTCACGGTTGACCAAGTGGGGGTGTAAATTCGATTAGTTGCAGCTTCGATCATTCCCGTCTCAGCGCCGCCGCCTGCAACGGCAAAGCAAACACCGTCCGCATTACTGAGAAGGGGGAAGTTGTCGATATACGTAACGCCAGCCGTAGAGCTGGTATTCGTGCCTGGTATGACTTTCACCCAGAACACCGCTATTTGATTTGAAAGCTGGAAGTAACGCCCTGAGATATTCGGAGCGCCTGAGACTGAGAGGTTTACAAAGTTAGGCAACCAATCAATCCCGTAATCACCCTCGCTGACCGAGAGGAAGAAATTCACCCATGACAAATTCGCCTTACCAGTGTCATCAGTAAGGGGGTCGGCAATCGGTGGCTCTTCGATCACGTTAGATAAGAGCCTGTAATTGCTATTTTGGTTTTGCCTGTAATTCTAAGCTTGAAGGTTAGTTGTTTGGTAATTCCGATCCTGCGGAACATCACTTCTTTAAGATATTCCCCTACCCGTCCGATTGACTTCGCAATGGGGTTTGAATAAGTCTTCCCGCCATCACGAGAGAAGGATAATTCCGCGATAGGGTTAGGCGTGTCTGCATTTCCTACACCGACCTCAAAGCCGATATGAAGGGCTGTAAAACGTGTGCGCTTCATTTCATCGCTGATATGGGTGTAAACTCTCTCCCTTGCAATCTCACGCCCGTTATCGGAGTAGTAATCCATATCCATGTGATAGATATTGCCGTTCCTGCGATCCCCAACTAAATGCTTACCAAAAGCGTAGATATGACAGCTTCCAAGGTGCTGCTCGAAATTACCGTCTGCATTTAAATATGCGCGTTCGTGCCATTGCTGTGTAGAAAGGTCATAAACAAGTGAAGTCTCTAAACCACCACCACTAAAGACAATATGAACAGCGCCCTCTTCCTGATACGCCCAAGTGTAAATGTCTTGCGGGCTTGATGCCTCTTGTATTTTCTTCTCAATCGGAGTTGTAGAGATTCTACTAGGACTAAATCCGTTCGCTCTAAACACAACGCCAGCGCCAAACTTATCTCTTCCAACCCATATTAATGTATTATCAATCTCCAATACCGAGTGTTTGGCGTATAATCCAACGGCGATAACATTCGACCCAACCCGTCTAAACGGGAAATCCGCAGCCCCTCTATTGCTCCAAGGCTCCAACGTAGTCTCACCAAAGAGCCACAACTGCCCCAAAGCGCTTACAGGTGCAACAAGGTAATCAGGCCTACTCTCTGCCGTGGCAAAGTCTAGCGGGTGCCAGTTCGCAAGGTTATTAATTCCAGAGATATAAAATCTGCCGCTGTCATTCTCATTTACAATGAAGTAACCATCAAGATTAGTGACGTACCCAACCGATGCAGGAAGCCCAGAGGAAAAGACTTTCGTAAATACGTTTGAATTATACGTGAATGAATAAAGATTATTCCCATCACATATAGCGAGTTCTCCAACGCCCTCGGCCATTGAGACCGTACCGCTGGAAGAAAGTAAGGAGCCTCTATTCTCAAAGCTTCCATCTTCCATAACCTCGACTAAAGATATTCCAGAGACAAAGAACGCTCTATTATCGCCCGATTTAAAGGCTCCGCGATGTGGCCCCGATCCCGCTGTAGAAAAACCAAAAAGCCCGGGCGTTCCATACATTGATGAAACTTCCTTTCCCTGCTCATCCATTACCGGATAAAGGTTAATACTTCTCTGTGCGTTAAATGGTAAGGATCGTTGGTCATGGGTCGGGCCGACTAAACCTATCTTCATCTATAACCTGAATAGATATTGAAGTTATAAGCACGCTTCGGCCAATCCATCGTTCTAGACTTGGATACTTGTTTAAGAAGCACCGCTTTAGCTTTTTGTGCGCTGTCTGCTAATTCTGGGGATATTGACACGTTGTAATCAGGTGCCATTTCAATTCCGAGCAACTTAACAAGCATTCTCTTCCAACCGGGGGGAAGGCTAATCACTGTATTCAGTGTAAATTCTGTAATGGGCTTTTCAGATAGGATATAAATCGTCCCTGAGGGGCGTGGGTATAGCTTAAGAACTCCAATAGGAAAGCCGTTATTGTAATTGTAAAACTCGCCTGTAGAGCCCTCAGTGTCCTTAGAGGCTATATCGGCGTATTGCTGGTCACTCAATGAGGTGAGAGGATAGTCAATTGTTCCGCTGCGGACATAAGCGGATATAATCTGAATGAACGGGACAGTATCAAAGTCCTGCCCTGCTCCTACCGTGTATTGGATAGCGCCCGTTAATGGGAAATTCTCTTCGGTACGTGAGAACACCATAAGACCTTCATTCGCCAATGATTCCATTAGGAAATTAAGCGCATCGAGGCCGTCTGTAATCTCAATAGCATCGGGGGTTTCCCCAGAGGATATAGCCCCGATGCCTTGTAGAGATTTGGTGATTAAATCACGCGCTGTGGTCACTTAGATGCCTTTTTGGGCTCGTCAGTTACCCAGCCGTCTTTTTTAAGGCGCTCAATGACCTTTGGATTTTTGATATCTTTCTCGATACCTTCTTTCGTCAGTTTCATAATAACTCCTAATCGATTACGTAAGTTGTGGGAACGCCGTTCTCAGGGCGTGAGATTTTGAAAATGTAAGCACCAGCCGTTGGTGTAACACCGCCAGCAGTAGGGTTTACAAAGGTGATGCCAACGGTATTAGCCGCCGTAACACGAGCAGCAGCAGCCACAACACCAGCCTGATGGCCGGGAGGGGAAACTGTTACGTGATCGTTCAGATTGACACCCGGAACAGTGAAGGTTTGCTCCGCTGTGGTGATGGTCGCAACTTCCGCAGGGGTGATTGTCGCTTTAACAATGTAACTCCCTAAAGTGTTGCCTTGTGTGATTCCTGTAGACATAGATTTTCCTTTCAAAGAAAAAGGGAGGCCGTTAAGCCCCCCTAAATAATTAACCCGCTGCGCGAACCGCCCATTCAGGACGAACAGCCGCTAGACCAGCAAGAATATCAAAGCGCATAATGCTTTCTGATGTCTTGATGTCAAAACCACGCAACGCACGAACCGCAATACCGTCAACAGTTTCCGAAGCCGCAAAGTCCATGCCTTTAGGCGTGTATAGCGGTACAGATACGAAGCGGAATGCATCTTTGTGGTAGCAAAGGTTTTGAGCATAGGCCGTAGAAGCATTACCGAAGAATGTCAGTGTGCCAGTCTCATCAACAGGTGCGGCTGATACATTTTGACGTGAATCGGTGGCTGTATAGTAAATCGCTGGGGAAATGCTCAAGGTTACAGAGTTACCAGCGGTTTCAGTTACATCTTCTGTCACAGTAAATTGCTTCAAGTGAGGCAATGTCTGTTTTGTCAAAGGATGAACGTCAAACACACCTGCGATAGTAAATACTGTACCGCGTGTGATTGTCGCACCAGAGGTAACACCATCAACACCCAGAGTTGTCATCCCGTTAGAGATAGCAACAACAGAGGCCTCAACAGCTACACCAGAAACATCGGCACCATTTGTGAAGGTTGGCATAAGGTTAGAGCGAAGGTAATTAAAGCCCTCACCCATACCAATATAACCATTCTTATAAATCTTGGCGATTTCGTCTGATTTCTGGAACAAACCTTTACGTGCATTAGACGTAGCAGTATTTGTCTTAGGGTTAATCATTGCGAAAAGCTGGTCATCTTCAGGTGCCAAGTTTTCAAACAATTTCTCACCCGCTTCCAAGAACTGAGAAATAGAGCCAGATTGAACACCAGCAGTACCAACAAGGTTAGCAGTGTATGCGGCGGCCTTTTCAAGCGCCCACTGATCCATGTTAGCGGCCAAAGCGTTCATTGCAGGCGCTACAAACTCGTCATTCCAGAACTTGATAGGCTTATCGTAAGCTGTCTCGAGTGAGTTCATTTTGAATGATACGTTTGCAAGTTTATCCAAAGAAAGGGCTACTTTCTCCTGCTTCACGTCTTCAATGTTTGATGTGATGTCCAGCGTAGAGCCAACAGAGAAGCGTGTAGGCTTCTTGATGTAAACTGTATCGCCGGGCTGGGCTGATTTGTAGGAATCGCGAAAAGTGGCATCGTCTTCTTTAGAGATGGAACGAATGAACTTCGCTTTTTCTTTAAGGTGTGCCGCAACAAGCTTGGCTGTTACACCGGGCGCGTTCTTGGCGGTTAATACTTCATTTGACATTTATTTTCTCCAATAAAAAAGCCCCAGAAAGGGGCTGTTGTGTTTAAGAAACGGAGGCGAGTAATTCGTCTGCCGTCATGCTGTTGATGTCCTTTGAAGCCTTACCAGTGCCTTTTGCTCCCTTGAGTGGGGCGGGCGCTTGCGTTGTGGGCT